GTGAGGCTATTCCCTTCAAGCGGCGTTGCGCCATGCAGAGTTGCCCGTGAGGTGTTTGAGGAAGTGGAGCCGGCAGGTCTTGAATTCGTCGCCGATAAGTCCCAGCCGGAGCATCCAGCACCGGAATGCGTATTTTTCATTGTCCGTTTCGGTTTTCCGTGCCGAGGCTTTCTTCTGCGTGAGGGCCTGATGGGCGACCGCAAGGCAGAACTGGATGTAGGCCTTGATTTCGCCGGCGTGGAGAGTGCCGTTGAAAAGGCGGAACTCGACGGTCCCTTTGGTGAAAGTGGCATGCAGGTTCAGCCCATTGTAGCGGGTGCTGTTGTAGTGGTAGTTCCGTCCGTATGGCGCTTCCTGATACCAGAGGTCGGCGATGCCGTCCAGCGTATCCGGCTTTTTCCGGTTGAGATCCTTGAGGAATGTGGTGTTCGTCTTCCGGCAGTACCGGCTTTCCCGCGAGGGGTTAATCTGGAGGGCGCGGTAAATCATCTCTTCCTTACTCGCCATGATGTTCACCAGGTTCCGCAGGGTCTTGGCGGTGAACCGTTCGGCTCCGACATGGATGTGGATGCCGCAGGACTTGTTGGCAAAGGCACCGGCCTTGCGGAGCATCCGCACCAGTTCCTGCAGCTTCGGGATGTCTTCGTAGGAAAGGATGGGGCTGACCACTTCCGTGCGGTAATGGTTGGAAGCGTCCATGATTTCGCCGTCCACCTTTTTCTGCGGAACCAGGCTGGAATCGTTCATGGCTTTCCATTTCCGTCCCTGCTCATCCCTTGCGGTGTAGGTATCATAGGCTCCGCCTTCGTGCCGGCTATCCGTCCCGAAGAAGCGGGCCATGAGGCTGGCAGCCCGGCTTCTCGTGATCCCTGTCATTTCCATTTCAATGCCAAAGTGCAGTGTTTTCATAATCATCTCTGTCCTTTCTATATGTGCGCGTGTTCTTTTGGTACACTATATATCACTCTAAAGGCACACAATAGCAAGTTATTTTGAGAATAATTATGAATTATATGGATAATTTATAGGTTCTGATGCCGGCGTTCCTTCTGCTTTCTGGCATGGGCCATGGCCTCTTCTTCCGTGCGGAAAGCACTCCATCCGTTCAGGCCTTTCAGCAGGGCCATGCGCGATTCGTGGCTGGCTTTGGTTCCCATGCCGATGCGCAGGAGCCACATCCGCAGGTAGTATTTCTCGTTTTCCGGCTTCCGTGTGGCGG